CGGTTTTATACGAGAATGCGGAAACTCCGAAAAAAGAAACAAAAGAGTGTACACTAACGCATGTATAGTGTATAATATTACAGTAACATTTCAGCAAATACGAGGTAAATATGTCTTTTGCAAACTTAAAGCGTAATCGCGATAATATTTCTAAATTAATCAAAGCAGCCGAATCAACTGGCGGTGGAGGTGAAAAGAAATCTTATGCTGATGATCGTATGTGGAAACCCACAGTAGATCAAGCCGGTAATGGTTACGCAATACTACGATTCCTTCCAGCCCGTGAAGGAGCCGAACTACCTTGGGCAAGATACTGGGACCATGGTTTTAAAGGACCAACTGGTCAATGGTATATTGAAAAATCTCTTACATCAATCGGACAAAACGATCCAGTCGGTGAACTAAACTCACGATTATGGAATACTGGTATCGAAGAAGATAAAGAAACAGCACGTCGACAAAAGCGTCGATTGCATTATGTTTCAAATATCTTTGTTGTCTCAGATCCTGGTAATCCTGAGAATGAAGGCAAAGTCTTCATGTATCAGTTCGGTAAGAAAATCCATGATAAGATTATGGATCAAATGCAACCAGAATTTGCAGATGAAGAACCTGTAAATCCATTTGATATGTGGGAAGGTGCAAATTTTAAACTTAAGATTCGTAACGTAGAAGGTTACAGAAACTATGATAAGTCTGAGTTTGCAAAACAAACACAATTGCTTGATGGTGATGACGCAAAACTAGAAAGCGTTTATGATCAAATGTATGATCTGTCTGAGTTTACAGATCCTGCAAATTATAAAACGTACGATGAGTTGAAGACAAAGCTTTCTTCTATTCTAGGTGAAGTCGCTGGTATGGGTGCTGCTACTATGGCACAAACTGCCCAGATGAATGATCCTGTTGAAGCTCCTGCTCCTCAACGAATTGAACCAGTCACAGCAGAGAATATCAAAGTCGAAGACGATGATGACACTCTCAGTTATTTTGCTAAACTAGCTGAGGCTGACTAAAAATAAAGGCGGGTGTTTATCACCCGCTTAATCTTTGCCAATAGAAACAACTTTACTACCCATGTCAATTGAGTTTACTACGCTTATTACATTCATATCACCACCACGATTTTGTTGATTATTAGATAAGTCATTAAACTGAACTTGGCCATTAGGAAAAGGATTATAAGAATCCGGAGTTGTTAGTCCTACATTAGGAGGCTGAGGCCCAATTACTGGAGGGTTTTGCAGATAATTGCCATATGCTTTAGCAATTAATCTTTGTGCACCTCCGGCTAAATCACTTGGTTCTGTATTATAACCAAGTTGGTATTCGAAACCGGATTTTCTAAGTCCATAATTTATACCTGAATTTGTCAGATTAACCATTTTATTGTATTGATCTTGAAGTATATCTATAAAACCTAATGTCATCTCTGTTCCAGCGGCGGTTACAGCTGCGCTTACAGGATCCATGTTTTGTACATTTGGGTTACTTCTTGACATAGCTATCTCATATCCAAAACCTGCAGGAACTGCACCCTTTGTCAAAACCTTTAGAGCCGCATCAAAAGAACCAAGCTTTGTAACAAGATTTTTTAATTTTTCTTTTGTACCATCTAGTTGAGGGAATTTAAATGGAACCTTTGGTTTCACGTTATTATTTGCTGCAGCCATTGTTGTTCCAGCTCCAGGTCTTACTGCATTTGCTAATGGTGCAACATTTAAATTTGCTGGTTTCGGTACGGGGGGTGGTTTTTTATTATTTCTTATTTCATTTGGATCAGGTGGTGGTCCACCCTTGAGACCAAAGAAAGAAGCTACTGCAGCACTTACTAACAAACCAGCTTTTCCTAAAGGTACTTTCCTTAATGCGGCTTTTAATAAAGTACCAGTTAGACCTAGAATAGTTGGAGCAATTGCCGCAGCGGCATATGCTACTGCCATCTGAAAGCCTTGAGTTTGAGTATCAATCTCTACATCAAGGAATGGAAGTTTATATTTTCCATCTTCATTTTTAAGCTTTTTATTTACTAGATCAATAACCTCATCACCGTATGCACCCACGAGGCCTGCCATTGCAATAGCAAGCGGATGTCTAAATCCTAAAAATCTGGCAGCTAAACTAAACTGGGCACCTTTAGTAAGATCCTCTTTTGCTTGCTTGCTAAAGTCTATTCCTTTAATTTCTTTATCAACATAATCAATTAATCCTGCTATGGCTTGTTCACCAAATTTAGACATGACTGCAATTGCTGGGCCAAGTCTTAATAATTTACCGGCACCTAATCCAATAGCACCTGCAGCTAAACCCATTGCTCCAAGAATTTTTTGAGCAATTGCACCGAAGCCAAAACCAGGCCCAAAACCTAAACCTTGCATTAGTCCTTGACTAAAGTTTTGAGGACGTTGAGCTATTATTCTTTGACGTCGTTCTTTTTGTCTTGCTTCAATTTCATCTTCTCTCTTATCACCACTACCCCTTTGTCTATCTAAGAACTCGCCAAAGCGATCTCTAAGACCTGCTGTAGTCCTAGTACCATCTTCTATTGAAGAAGTCTGATCTCTTAATGTTTCATTAATTTGAGCTAATGTTGCCATTATAAGTTCCTTACGTTTCTTCTTTTATGCTCTTCGGCCTGTTCTTTTAAATCTTCAGAAAGCATCGTGATGTAGATCTCCCTCTCCCATGGTAACATTCCTTCAACTTCGGTTAAGGAATATTTATGATTTTGTATTAACTGATAATTCGTTTGAAAATAGTTAATAAGGTTTTCATGAGAGAGGTTTATGAGAAAAAATCCTGGATACCTCGCAGCGTATGTGTATTATCGTGATTACATGATGTACATTTAAATTTAATATCGTGTGTCAATTGTGGTACATTATTTACAAATTCCATAATCATATCAAACTGTTCATTTGTAAGAGAGCCTAAAAAGTTTTCTACGTCTTCTTTTGACTCATCTGCAAAATTAAAGTTTTCTTCTTCAGATTGTAAACTATCTAAACAACCTAAAGTCAAATAATATAGAGTCTCTGAGTATCCTGCATCTTCTGGTAAATCGCCTTTAACCATATGAGAATACATTGGATATTTTAATGTCAATGTATAGTTTTCATTTAACTTAATTTTATTTTTATCGGTTTTTGGTACGTCTATTTGTATTTTATCTAACTCAACTGTATAGTCATTTGGTATTTCACATTCTGAACATTTTATTGTTATCTTTGATGTCTCGCCGGCAGATTTTGCACGGATCCTTGTAAAGATATATTCTACATCAAATGTCGCCAGAGAAAGTGGATCGATCGGATCTATTACACATGATTTAATCGTATCTACAATAGATGATAAAATTTGTTTTTCATCTTGTGACTCTAACGCAATAAGTAATACTTTTTGTTCTTTTACTAAAAATGGTCTATATCTAACTTCCTGTTTCGTTGATGGTATAGTAAGAGAGTACTTAGGTACCTCGTTCACTGTTGGTAAAGGCATTATACAGATCTCCAATCCTTATATGATAATTGCACAGTCAATTCAACCATTCCACCTGGTTCATTGCTAAATTCTATAGCGCTCATACTTGTGGGAAACGCTTTTTCTAAAATACAAGTGTATTCAACTTGTGTGTCTTCTAGTCGCTTTTGCAGATTGTCAAACTCTGCACTGTTACTTAATACACCTGATGCTAATATTCTCTCAGCCTGACCTATTACATTTTTTGGCATACTGAGTTGTTGTACTCTTACTTCGAATCCATATTCATCTGGATAATTTAATTCTTTCGTATCAAAGTTGATTATTTTACTCTGCCAAAATTCAAAGTATTGTTTGATGTCATAATCATTTGGCACATGAAAAGTTAATGACACATCATCTGTCGCATATGCATATGCTAGTTTATGTTGTTTCATACCAACAATACGTTCATTTGTAAGAATCTGTCTAAAAGGAAGTTGTGCCGATTTACATAAAACATTTAATCGGCGAGTACTAATACCAAATGCACCATCGACTGATGGTAAGAACACACGCCATAAAGACGTTCTTGCAAGTCCGGTACCAAACTCTCCTTTGAGCTCATCGATGCTATATGCCATTAGATCATTTTCCTTGAATCTCTATATACAGTAGCCTTACCTGATTTCTGAAAGTCTGCAGTCGGTAAGAATGTAGCAATTTCCCATTCAGGAGCTGGTACATATGCAAATCTACTTTTTACGTTTGAATTTAAATAATGCTTGAAGCATGGCTTAAAAAATCTTAAACTAGATGCACGTTTGAGTGTATTATATGTTGCTTCGAACTTTGTAGTATTATCAAACTTTTTGTTATTAGTTATATCCATCAACGCATCAAGCATCTTTGCTCTCAGTGTTGGTGGAAGATAATGTAAATTCAAACCATGGAAACCACCAGGTGCAGGACCTACAACGATGACTAATGGAAAGCTATCATAATACGGTAGAGTATCTTTTGTTTTCGGATCATAGAAAAACATATACATGTTTCCTACAACACTTTTATTTTGTAACTCTACTGGTTCTTCTTTCATTAATGCACTACGACTTACACGTCCCATTGCTGAGGCTTTACGCCTGAACCAATCTATCGATTGTCTTGTTCTTGGTGTAATACCTGCTCTGAAAGCTTCGAGCTCTAGTTTTTGAAATATATTTGCCATAGCAGTATTTATATGCTATTTCTTCTTTTTCTTTGGAGGAGGTAGCGGCTTTAGTTTCTTTATTGGTTTAGGCATAATACCCATAGTTTGTAAAGTATTCTCTGTCCAGATTTGAAACTCCCACTTTCTATCTTTTGCATATGACTGTGCAGCTTCCCACTTATTCATATTCTTGACATATGTGAACGCTTCATTAATATATCGTTTTGTACGTTTGGATCCTGTAGGTGGTTTTGTTTCTCTGTCAGGTTTGATCTCAACTAATAATACTCTATCCTCAAGAACTATTTTAAGATCAGGAAAATACCGATGATATCGTTTATCAGCATCGTAATAATATGGCACAACGACTTCTTCGCTCGTCCAAGATTTAACTTTCGGATTCTCATCACACCATTTGAAGCAATGTCTTTCCCACATTGATCTAAAAATAATGTTATTATGGTCTCCACCATACTTCTTTGGGTTCTTTGGTTTGTATTTACCTGAGTATGCCATATAAATAGTCTTAAGTTTTTTAAGTATTTATTGGAAAAAACATGCCTAAATATAGATTCCCTCTCGAAGCGCAAGATGATTATAAAGGCCGTGTGTATTTTACACAGATCATTGAAATACCACCAAAGATTAATACCTCTGCGTTTAAGAGAAAACAGATCGAGATTCCAGCAGGTCCGCCAGGTACTACAATTGACGGTGATGTTGATTTTGAAGAAACTTCAAATACAGAAAATGCAGTAGGGCTTCTTACTGGTAAGTTCAGTCCAGGGCAAACATTTCGTGGAGAGACCGTAGAATTATATCTTCCTCCGGCTCAAACAATACAAGACGGAGTAGAGTTTGATAATGCTTTTTCTTTTGGTATAGCTGGCGAAGCAGCGAGACAATCATTATCAAGAGGAGAAAGTTCTATATTAGGTGCTTCAGCTTCAGCTCTTATGGGTACAGGTGGTATTGGTTCAATACTTTCAAATCTACAAGATCCAAATATTGCGAGAGTTGCTGCAGCAAAAGTTGGTTCTATGTTGCCAGGTGGAAGAGCAGGTGCAGTAACATCTACAATTGCACAAACTGCATTAAATCCAAATATAAGAGCAGTATTTAAATCAGTAAGACCAAGAGAACATTCTTTTAGTTTTAAGTTTTTACCTAGGTCACAAGCAGAAGCCAAACAAATAGAAAATATTATTAAATGGTTTCGTACTGAGTTATATCCCGAATCAATTGATATAGCCGCTGGCGGTCAAAGATTACCGATTGGTTACAAGTTTCCTAATAAGTTTGGTATTGCTTTAAGGTATGGTAGAAAAAACGTTGGAGCACAATTACTTCCATGTTATCTGCGCGGTATGACTACAAACTATAATGCTACTGCTATGTCATTCTATCGCGATGGACAATATAGTGAAATAGATCTTACACTTGATATGATAGAATTTAGAACGCTAGACAAAGATGATGTTAGATATGGATGGAATCTATACGGTAAAAATTATAAAGATTTTTGGGAAGAGTTTATAGCCGAAGTCCAAAGCTATTTCGAAGAAGAGGGAGCTTAATAATGTCAACATATTTTGAAAATTTTCCAACAGTCTCATATAGGTTTGGTGCAAACTTACCGGCAGTTGCATACCAAAATCTAACTGCGTACGTTGATATTATTGATCAAATAAAAGATAATATAGCATTTTACAGAAACTATTACATTCAAGAAGGTGACAGACCAGATCAATTATCTTTTGAATTATATGGTACTACAGATTATTATTGGATGTTTTATTTACTTAATGATCATATCAAAGAACAAGGCTGGCCTTTAACGTATGATGCATTAAGTACACTCATAGATAAA